ATCCCCGTTCATCAAATATCAAGAAAACCACCCTTCATGAAAATAAAGTTCACAACATAATATAAACGATTTTTAGGTGGTAATTTTGACAATGTACCGTAATTCGCTTCAAACCGATTACGGCCAGGAATCCTTCAAGGCATTCCGTCGCGCTTCCTTTCAGCGCAAACAAATCAACGAGCATGTCGCTCGTCGACGTCCATTCAAGAACAATAAAGTGTGGAAACACTCACAAGAATGGAAGGAGCCATTCAGATTGACTCCAGAATTGAGCACAATTGAAGAAGAAGCTCTTGACACCCAGTTTGGTCTGGAAAGTGTCACAACAGCTTCATTCGCATTTGAAGCTCTCGCCAAATTTGCAAACATTGATGTTCCTGACAAGATCCTTCGCGAAGCCGAAGGTGTCTTGTTATTGATCGTTAATCTCACACAACAAACAACACCACTTGGTGTTACCACGTCTGTGCTGACGTGGGCACAAGGGAGGACATCAAAATCCATGTTTCGAACAATCAAAGAATTCATTGAAGAGCTTTTGATAGCTCCACAATCGGACACTACGCCACCATGGCTTGATTGTTTACGTGATTTGCAGCAAAATTGGCAACTTTGCAAAGGGAACAGAGCGTTCAAGCAAGTGTCAAAACTTCTTGGATGTTTAGTGCTCCTTGGTTTATGTGATGTTTCATCATTGACATTTAACCTTGGAGATTTCAAATTATTTGCACCTGATTTGTGTGAGAAACATATGTCTGCCGTTGATGTCGCTGAGGCGATTTTCGAGACTGTGATTTTCTTCGCTGAAGGTGCTTATCTTTGTTTCCAAACTGGCTCATTGAAGCCTTTGCTTGTCAATGACCGTACTGCGATGGAATTGGATAACGAATATGCTCGCGTGACAGCTTGGTTTGATCTTGTTAAAAATGGCAATTTGCGAAAATTTGCCGACATGTCAGATCAAGAATTTGAAAAGCGATTAAATCGATTATCCACTTCACTCATCAATCTCTCCCATTCCTTACGAGGATTGGACAAAAAGCTTGTGATGGACAAGGTGATGAAAGTTCTTACCATGCAAAATGACTTTGTAGCCATGAAAATTGCATCGGGAGTTCGACATTCCCCTTGGGCCATTGAGCTTTTTGGTGAAAGTAGCCAAGGTAAAACTACACTTGGTGATCAACTCATTGACGCTGTTCTCACAAGTCAAGGCATGCCCAT